AATCTGTATCTCCTTGCTCCTGTCAATCTTATAAGTCCAATCAATTGCATCACCACTGGAATTGTAAAAATCAGCCAATGGCTCTATCTCAAGAATGCTTGGATCAGTAACTGATGGCTTGACATATAAGTTGAACGCTGTTACAAGTCCTTTGAAGAACACATCACAAGTCATGTCTGGAAGGAATGCACCAAGAGATACTGTGCCTCCAGCTGTCAATGTTTGTGCTTGCTTTAAGATATCCAACTCAGCTGTATTGCTCACAATCTGTGTCCTCAATCCATTTATTCCAGCAGTCCCTCCGATTAATTGTGGACCTAAGATAATGTATCTGACTTCAAATGATAAGGTATCATTAATCAATAAGTTTATCTGTCTTGAATAGTCAAAATTAAAGCTCTCAGTATGTCCAGTTGCTTGACCATTCAATGCTCCAGAATATATTGTATCAAAGGATATCAGAATGTTGTTCTTATACACAAGCAACTCAAGTCTGTAACTGCCATACATAAAACCAGCGAATCCTTGGTTATCTGTGAAAGTCAAGTCATGATCACCATAATAATGAACATTAAACAATCCAGATGATGCAGCCACAAACAACAATGGTGATGAGCTCTGAGCTTGATTCAAGTTGTCTTGAGTCACTGTAACCTCCATGATGTCCACAGAGTTTAAGTTGTTCAGAAGCCATATAGAAGAATTACCATAACTATATCCAGATACATTGGCATTTATGATTGTCCCAGCTCCGACATTGTTATTCTCGGTTGAAAACAAACTATCATTATCAGCTTGAACTTGTGTGATGGTTGGCAAGTCTCCTCCAGGATATGCCATCAGCATCCTCTTGAATCTCTGGCTCTCAAGGAATCTGCTGCTCCATGTGATGCCACAATAGTTGAAAGCTTTTGTCAATATATCATAACAGAATACCTGAGGAGGAATCTGCTCAACTGCAAAGGTGGAAGGAGTAGCACGCGTGAACCCGTAATCAATCAAGCCGTAGTAATACCCTTTACCCTTCCATCCTTGCGAGTCTTGGTTGCTGATAGGAGATCCATTGAATTGTACTATCCCTGCCCATGTATCTTGTTGGTTGTCATATGTCAATGCATGGTCATACTCTGAATATCCAAGCTCATTGACCTTAATCTTTGTAAGCCTTGAGATATAGTCAATCGTATCACTTACAAGAGTTATGTCAAAGGACCATACTCCATCATTGAGCTTGCAGTTCATCAACTGAGCAACACCATTAAACTCAAGCAAGCCATTCTGGTAGTATTGACATTCTGCCTTGATGCTTGGATCAAAGTCAATGAAATCACTGTCTGTATTGCTAATCTTATCTGTTGCACTCAAAGTATATACACTAAGCATCAGTGATGTGTTATTCTTGGTTCCTGGCAATGTGATGGTCTTGGACTTATTACCCTTCCTTGCATTCAAGTCCTTGATGTCACTGATATTGAATGTCAATGGAAAGGGAGCATCTTGACTGATGTCAACAAGCCTCCCATTAATGAATAGTTCTCCAGCCATTAGTTAAGTTGTGATCTATATGTATATGTTCTTTCCAATGTAATCTGCTCCTGTATCAAGCCATCTCTCCTCCTTGTCTTGAGCTGATAGCTTGTGTTGGTTACTTTGACTGGCTCGAATGATGTCCCATCATCAACCTCAAGATATACTGATGGTGATTCCATCAAGCTCCTTACCAGCCATTGTTGAACAGACTCATAAATCCAGTCAGAATTCAATATCAACTGATCTGCTGATGTCTTAGCAAAGTCAACCTTCTCACCTTGATAAAGAGGATATATGTAGCTTGTATCATCCCAGACTCCTTTCTCTCTCTGATATCCATAAGATTGTACTGTGGATGAATCTGTTGAGACCAATGAGAATGTGAATGAATCCCAAACACCATACTTATTTAACCAATGCAATCTCCTTGTCTCATATCTCTTGCACTCTCTGTCCAGATAGATTGTAAAAGTTTCACCTACTCCAGAATAACTTCCTCCAGATTGTGCTCCTCTTGGTATCAACTCATAAAAAACACAATCATCAAAGTCAGTCTGTGTGATAGCTGTGTTGGCAATGATTGCCTGAGGAGATGCATCAACAACAGGAAATTGATTGGCTGTGAATGCCTCTGTATGTTGAACAATGATTGTGTTGTTGGCATCATACAATCTGTATCTCACTTGGAAATATCCTGGGTCACCATTCAAGATGCCCATGAACAATCTTTCATCATTGCCAAGGAAATACTTTCTATCTCTTGGCCAATCAGTCAACCATGTGACTCCACTCCCAGAATTCGGATTGCTTGTTGATACTGCATGATCTAAATAATCCCATGCAATAAAGTCCTGATGTCTCAATGCTGCATTGATACCATACAGAGTTGAGCTTGTCTCATCATCATAGAGCTGTGGTACTGGTGAGCCATACTTCTCATAAACAATAATGTAATAGTCATTGATGGCCATGTCATAGAAAGTCAACAATGTACCATCCACAATCAATGGACTTGACAATGTGCTCTGAACAGCCTCAGATACATCTATCCTTCCAAGAGTATTGAATTGCCGATAAACCTCTTGAGTCAATCTCAATGAGCCGTTGATATATACTTCAACAATAAAGCTGAAATTTGCTTGTGCAGTCTCATCACTGCTGAAAGTGAAAACCAATGGATTGCCAGCTGGTGCAATCAGTTGTGGCTCATCATATAGTGTTATTGCCATTTCTTGTAAAATTTATTTCAAATAGTAAACCAGTGAGCTCTGCCAAGTCTCTGCCTATCCTCTCCAGAACACTATCATTGATGACATTCTCAGTGATTCTCTTAGGCTGCAATCCTCGTTGCTTGATGTTGGATGCCACAGCATAGGCATGACTCATGTCCAATCCCTTCCATTGACTGATGGCTGTTGCCATGTTGTGAGATACTCCAGGATAGTTGAATGAGAATTGACTCCCATAGTTGTTGGTACCAACAGCATTCACCCCTTCATCAACAAATGGATAGTAATCATCAGCCTCTAATCTGAATGATAGCTGTCCAGTTGGAACAGGAATGATTGACGCTGCCAATGCTCCTGTATTACTGGCAACCTTCTTGGTGTAATCTCTGAACTCCTCAGCAAGCTTGTTGGATAGCTCAATGATAAATCTGTCATAAGCATTCTTTGGTTGCTCAGCATCTTGAGCTGATATCCCAAAGTCATCAAGAAAATCAAACTCTGCCATTGCTTAATATGCGTTTTTGTTCGTTCTCATCAACGATTCTGAAATAGTTCATCCAGAACAATGTTGTCACATAAGGCTGTTGTGTAATTTTCGCCACACTGACTCCCATTTCTTTGGATAGTCTATGTAAGATAGTTGTCCAGCTAAACCACTCTGAATCTTTAAGTCCTGTTCCATCATCATCATTTCCATCCTCTGTCTCGCCATCTGAATCCCTAATATAGCGAGCTTCCGCTTGTGAGATAAGTCCAAAAAAAAACTGAAGAAATTTAAGAACTCATCTCCAGGAAAGTGTTCCTTGAATTCCTTGTATCTGTTGTCATTAGGATTGAGCACTCTTCCTCTGTCATCCTCTTGGCAATACTCCATTCCTTTCTCAACATACATGATTGCCAATGCTTGACATGGATCTTGGCTGATATCCTCAATAAGCTTCAGGTCAATGATCTGACCAGTTGATACATGAGCAAAGTTTTTCTCAAAGCAATATGTCTTGCCATTGATACTAATCTCTGGCTTTGGCTCTTGATACTTATAAGTCACCAATAGTTGCAGCATGTGATTGGCTGCCACTTGGATGGATTGTATATCTGCTCTCTTTATCTTGTTGATTGACTCCCCACTAAATAAACTGAGCAATTGACATTGGAAGATTAACAGCTGTGTGATGTCATCCTCCTTATGTGCCTTCATTGCCTCAGCCATCATGAGCCATCTGGTCATCTGGTCTGGTGTGCATGCACTTATGCTTGTTGGTAGTTTTATGTCAAGTTGTTTCATACTCTCAAAGCCATGTATCTTCCTTTATTCGTGAATTCCTTTCTGCTGTTCCAAGCCAATGCAGTTGAGATGACTCCATCATCATGCAATCCAGCTGGTGCAGAATAACTCACGTTCCTGGTATTCGGATTGTAAATATAGGAAAAATTATCAAGCTCATCCAACAACCATTGCTCATTGATTATTGTGATAGCCTTCTGTTCAAATGCAACAGCCAAGTCCTCAATGATAATTGGCTTTGTTTTGGAGCTTGTCACAAATGGATGAATCAAGTTCCGACATCTTGACTGGAGCATCTCAAAGAACACATCACCTTGATTGTTGACCTCAACCAATGTCACAGCATTGTATTGCTTAATCAACTCAGCTACCTTGTCAATGATCCTGGTCCATTCATCATGCCTCCATCTGTGAGCTGTGACCATCTGTCCATCTTGGTTGATGATAGTGAGCACAGTGTAGTCATCAGCTCGACCAATGTCAAGACCAGCGAACATCTTCTGAGTCTTGGCTCCTGTGCCAATGCACTCATGAACATTCTTGAATATACCACTGGCATTGTCAATGAACTCTGCTAAGTACTCCTGTCTGAATACATGGTCAGGCAATGACCTCTTCCTCTCATCCAATTCTCTTGGGTCAATCATGGGATTGTCATAAGATGAGAAATGAAAGTAAGCATATCTATCATCATAGTTAGGCTGCATGCATAATCTATGGAAATGATTCTTGCCCTTTGGTGTTGATATAAATATAACCTTCTTTCCTTTTACCAAGACTGTTGCACTCAATACCTCGTCCCACAGCTCTGGTCTTGTGAAGGCCATCTCATCCACAACCATGTAATCAAAGGTATTTCCTCTGATGTTGTCTGGTCTCTCACCAGAAAAGAATTCAATGGTTGAGCCAAACCCATTGACCATCAGATCTGATCTATTGAAAGTGAAGAGTCCACTCTTGGCAACTGCTCTCTCAAGATCAGCAAAGACTTTCTTACCTTGCTTGTATACTGGAGTAACCCAAGCTATGCGACAACCTTTATCATTGATGGCCCACCACAACAATTGGTTGATGCCAAGCAAAGTCTTGCCAAACTGCCTACCAATGTTGAGAGCATAATACTTCTCATGGCCATGGTTGATGGCATCATGAATCTCTCTCTGTTTGTCATGTGGCTTGTACCCTTTGACTGTACTCATCTGATACAAAGATAATGAAAAAGCCAGCTAAGTGTGGGCGACCAGTGACTCACTAATCCATTAACCATAGCTGGCCTATTAAAATGATCTGGCAACTGTTCAAATGGTAAGTACCCAGATACCTCATTCAAAGTCAAACTTCTCTACATT